TATGTATGTACTTTATGATAATTTCGGCAAGCTTACCTTGAAAAATGTTCAGGACATGAGGCTTAATATTCTTATGACGGATAAAACGGCTGAGGATTTTGACTATTCTACAAGTATTGACAGCGAAACATATAACCAAATCAAGCTATATTATGACAATAAAGACACAGGGCTTAGGGAGATTTATATGGCGAAAGACGGCTCTAATATAAACAATTGGGGCTTATTACAGTATGTTGAAAAGGCAGACAATAATATAGGCCTTTCCAGCAAAGCCGATGCTCTTTTGTCGTTATATGATAAGAAAACTAGAAAGTTATCACTTAAAAACGCCTTTGGGGATATTCGGGTTAGAGCCGGCTGTGGCATAGCCGTTAGTCTTGGTCTGGGTGACATAAATGTAAACCAATACTTCATTTGTGAAGCCGTTACCCATACCTTTAAGTCGGATATGCACCTAATGGATATATCTTTGAGAGGAGCTGATTTTATTGTCTGAGTTATTGCAGATTATTAAACAGGCGGCATCAGAGCAGAACCAAGCCAGTAAGCCAGTGGCAGTGGTTGTGGGCAAAGTTTTAGCAGTTTCACCTATAAAAATACAGATAGACCAAAAGCTGACTCTTAGTGAGTCGGCTTTAATTTTGACCAAATCTGTTATTGATTATTCGGTAAATATGACGGTAAACCACGCCACCGAAAGCCACACCCACGCCCATAGCTATATGGATGATAGTTCGACTAGGACAACAGAAACAAACACCCACAGCCATTCCTACACAGGTACAAAGGCATTTACTGTGCATAACAAGTTAAATGTTGGGGACAGCGTGGTGCTTTTAAGGGTTCAAGGTGGGCAAAAGTTTGTGGTGCTGGATATTGTGGGAGGTGGTACATTATGACACCAGTTGTGAACGATGAGCTTTTAAACGACTTTACTATAGCGGTTCAGCCGTCAAAAACTTATGCCTTAGATATAGAAAATGGTGTTATACGAGGCTACTGCGACGGGTCAGAGGCAGTGAAACAGGCAGTGTACAAGGCTTTAAACACAGAGAGGTACGACTGTCTTATTTATAGCTGGAATTATGGTTCGGAGCTTAAAGAATTGTTCGGTCAACCTATTTCCTTAGTCTACCCTGAGGTTAAAAGGCGGATTGAGGAGGGTCTAAAGCAAGACGACCGAATTAATTCGGTGGAGAATTTCAGTTTTGAAAAGAAGAAAGGCTCTTTGTATGTTACTTTTACAGTGGTTAGCACAGAGGGCAGTTTTGAAAGCGAGGTGAATGTAAATGTATGAAAGCAAGACATATGATTCTATTTTAAACAGTATGTTAAACAGGGTATCGGAGGAACTGGACAAAAGAGAAGGTTCTATTATATATGATGCGTTGGCACCAGCGGCGGCAGAGCTTGCCCAAATGTACATAGACTTAGACGTGGTGTTACAGGAAACTTTCGGGGACACGGCATCCAGAGAATATTTAATTCTTAGAGCTATGGAAAGGGGAATTACTCCTTTTGAAGCCTCTTATGCTGTTGGTAAAGGCGTGTTTAATATTGCCGTGGATATTGGCAGTAGGTTTAGTATTGACAATTACAATTATGCTGTGGCGGAGCTTATTTCTGATATAGACCACAGCTATAAAATGACCTGTGAAACATCAGGAGCAGAGCCTAATTACTATGTTGGGACAATGACACCTATTGAGTACATACAAGGGCTGACTTCTGCAGAGCTGACAGAGATTATTGTGTTGGGTGAGGATGCGGAGGAAACGGAAGAATTAAGAGCAAGGTACTTAAACAGTTTTGATAACCAAGCCTTTGGTGGCAACCGAGAGGACTATATTCAAAAGGTAACGGAGATACAAGGTGTTGGTGGATGCAAGGTTTACAGGGCATGGAACGGTGGTGGCACTGTGAAGCTTGTGATTATGAACAGCGATTATGGTGTGCCTACTGCTGACCTTATTACAGAGGTGCAGACGGCAATTGACCCTACTGTAAATTCGGGCGAAGGGTTAGGAATTGCACCTATAGACCATGTGGTGACAGTAGTTTCGGCTGATGAACAAGCTATTAATATTAGCACAACTATAACCTATGCCTCTGGTTGGGACTTTACCGAGGCAGAGTCATATATAAATGAAGAATTAGACGATTATTTTTTGGAGCTTAACAAAACTTGGCAGAGTGTTGACAATATTATAGTAAGGATTTCTCAGATAGAATCAAGGCTTTTGGACTTGGAAGGCATAATTGACATTTATGATACAACCATTAACGGTAGTTCCTCCAACTATGTTGTCGCCGCTAATTCAATTGTAGTAAGAGGTGATATTATTGGCTGATATTGAAAGCTATTACCCTGACATATTAAAGGAAGTAAGAGAATTTCAAGCTTTGGCGGGAGCTGAAAATCCTGAAATGCAGCTTATTTACACCGCTGTTGATGAGGTTATGGACGAACAGTTTATTAGCACTGCCAAAACTTATGGTGTTGCAAGGCTTGAAAAGATTGTGGGAATTACGCCAAAGGCTACAGATACTTTAGAGGAACGAAAATTTAAGGTTTTGGCCAGATACAACGAAGATAAGCCGTACACCGTTACAAAGCTTAAAGAACTGCTGACCACCCTATGCGGAACAGACGGCTACACTCTTGAGATTAATAGCGGTGAGTTTATATTAAAGGTAAAGGTTGCCCTTACCAGCAAAAAGAACAAAGAGGCTGTTTCCCAACTGGTTGAACGTCTTGTGCCTGTGAACATGGTTATAAGTGTGGAGCTTATGTACAACCAGTGGCAGACAGTGGCTGGGTTAACATGGGGTGATGTTGGGGGAATGACCTGGGAGGAATTACGAGAGGAAGTGATAAGTGTTGGCTAGTTATACAAGTAATTACAATTTAAAAAAACCAGAGGGCACGGATTTCATTAATGTTCAGGATTTAAACGACAATGCAGATTTAATTGACACTGCCATCAAAAATGCAGAAAGTGCGGGAATTGCCAAGGTGACAGGGGCAACGGTTGGCAATATGGCACAGTTTACGGCTACAGGTGAAATTGAGGATAGCGGGCTTAAATTCAGCATATTCAATGGCGGTCTTAGGGTGACCTATGATGATGGACTATAAAGGAGGGATAAAAAATGGCAGAAGTGAATATTGATGTGGCAAAAGAGGAAAGCGTTCAAGCCGTCAATACAAAAGTTGGAACGTCTAGTGATACTGCAAGCAGTACGCCTACAACAGTTTTTGCAGGAATTAAGGGGTTAATTGCATGGTTTACTGGGACTTGGACAGCTGCAAGGGCAGGATATGTTGATACTATAAACACAAACACGGCTTTAAATAACACTGCCAGTAAGACAGGAACGTTGTCACAAAAGGAAAGTTATGGAATAAGCTTATTAGAAAATGCTACTTATGGTTTAAGTGCTTTGAAAACAGCCATGATAGGTGGAAACATACCTATTGTAAAAAGTGTTCAGAGTGGCATGGTAACAGCTTCCGTGGGTACTTCGACTATAACAATTAGTGCTATAAATCCTGCTAAAAGTATTGTTATGCTTAATAATACTTTGAACAGTACTACACAGTCATATTTGTATGTACCATACTCATTAACCAGTACAACATTAACACTTAAAAATGCTCAGAATACAACAAGTAGCTCCGAGTTTAAATGTTCTTGGCAAGTCGTAGAATTTTATTAAGGGGGGAGATTAAATGTTTAGATATGCACAAATAAACGAAAGTGGCATTGTTGTTAGTGACAGTTTTTTAAGTAGTGAAGTAACCGCTGACAATATGATTGCAATTGCCCAGGATTTTAAACTTATCAATAAAAAATATGTTAATGGTGAATGGTTGGCGTATGCACCAGAACCTATTGTGGAAGTTCCAACAACTCAGGAGTTGGTTAATGCGGAAATACTGCTTAACCAAGTAACGCAAGATGCAAGGCTTACTGCAATTGATGAAACATTAGCAGTTATTTTGTTAAATTCAACAGGAGGTGTTTTAAATGTTTAAGGTGGTAAAACGATATTATGATTTTGGGATTTATTCAAAAGAAAATGTAAAGATTTTTGTAGTTGTAAACAGACTTACAACGGAAGAATATGAAGCAATAACCGGAGAGGCATACGTGGCTTAAATTAAATATTATTACAATAGGTTGGAACCGTATTGGCGGTTCTTTTTTTATGGGAAAAGAGGGAATTATGATTGGATTATTTGAATACATAAGAAAGTTATTTGACAAC